GCAAAAATCCCTCCAGGTAGGGATTCCGTGAATTGCTGCATGACTTCAGGGTTTTTTTCCATACTTGCCATAAATTGCACTTTATTACGGTGATTCATTTCGCTAAGCATCTCGCTCGTGGCGAACTTGTCCACAGCTATAGATAACTGCTCCCCTGTTAGATTCCCAGAGCCTAGGATTGCGTCACCCATGGTTTTCACCATGTCTCCACTTGGGTGGGTTTCGATATTTAATGAAAGGATTTTGTCGAAAAACTCCTTTTTTTCTGAATCAGAACTATCCTCCAATCGACTGTCTAGGAGGTTTCCATGATGGGGGTGAGTGATTGCTTCATCGTAATCATGACCGTCCAGGCTATTTTTTGCCTGGCTTACTTCACCTTGCAGAGCTTCAATAAAAACTTGAGGGCTGGAATTACCACTTAGAGCTAGCGCTAGTGCGGTTTCCTCGGATTCGGATTCACTATATTCCTTTACCATGTGATCGACTGCACGAGAGGGGAGGTTTTGGAAATGTTCGTAATCTCTAACTCTCACTATGGATTTGGATTGACTAAGCAGGGCATCCATAGCTTCATCTGATTGCGAAGCCAGGTTCATTAGTTCACTGAACCCTTCACCTACGTCGTCTTTGGATTCGTTTATTATGTTTTCTTGCAGGATGCTGACTGCCCTTGATTTGGTTTCCGGGTTGGTGTTTGGAGATTCACAAACATCACCCAGACTTCTGGCCATTTTTCTGCGCTTACTTCCTTGCTCCTCGGAGCCTAACGCCTTGCCTACCTGATCAACGGCTATGTTCATGTTTTCTTTAGTGTAAGCCTCAGCTGGCCAGGAGTTCTTCGTATTATGCTTTTTTAAAAAGTCGACTGGGTGTACAGAACCCGTTCGTAACCCTATAGAGGCTTGCTGTTCGGCAACTAGAGGGTGCTTCATCGCTTGTTTGTGGATCGGGGAGCCCTCAGGCTCACTTAGTCCCGCTTCAACAACTGACATGTTAGCGTTAGGGTGGATGAGTGCCCCACCGAACCCGTGATCAACTATCTCTTTGAGTATACTCGCAGGTGTGTTGACATTTTCATGCAAAAGTCTCCTTATGGAGCGCTCCGTTCCGGTGTCTCGTGCCTCGTCCCATACGTGTTGCAGATTAACGTCTGATACTGATGGGTGCTTTAAGTCAATAGCTATGTTGAGGTTCTGCAAGCGTATTAAATCTTCAGAGGTTAGTTGCGGATTGCTTGCTATGGCCGAAGAAAAGTCTGAGTCCGAGGTTAGGCCATTAAGAACACTGTCAATAGTAGACCTGGGTAAGCTTTTTGAAGCTAGGGCTGCATTTCGTATGTAGTTGTCTTCACTGTGAACATGCTGACTGGATAATAGCGGATCTGCATTGACATGGTCGAAATATGATTTTTTGTCAGAATGCCATAGAGCTTTAGAGTTGTCTAGCACCTTATTAATCTGATCTGAAGACAGGCTTTCTTGGGCAACCAAAGAGTCGTGGAAATCGGTGTCGTCTAGGTCGTGATCTGGATGGCTGATAAAATGATTAAGGATTTTGTCGATTTCTTCAGTGGAAACCTGCTTGCTTTCCAGCAGTGTCTTGGCGACATTTTCAGGAGTTATGTCATCGTCGTCTATGCCAAAATCACTAAGTATTTCGTCGAAACTTATATCGTTTCGTTTCTCTATCGTACCTAGCTTGCGCCATGAGGGCATGTCTTTCATACGAGCCTTAAGGGCTTCTTTGTCGACCTCTGGGTGACTCATTGCTGCGTATTGACCACGACTGCCATAAATAGAGTCAGCCTGCATCGCTTGATGGTGTACATCAACCGGTAGCTTATGGGACGCCAGTATCGCTCTAGCACTGTCCTCGAAGTCTACATCGTCCGTGTTAGTGTGCAGGTTGTCCCACAGGCGCTGAGCGTGATCTCCGCCAAACTGAGAGTGCTCAATTACGTTTTCAACGTGTCCGGTACTAGGGTTATGGCCCATTTTGTCGATTTCTGTATGTAAATCTACTGCGGTAGAGTCGTCTTTAAGTTCGCTCACTTTTTATCTCCATAGCTAAGTAGGTATGCCAGCTTTTTGAAAAACGGCCTTCGGGTTTTGGGATGATCTTTAATCAGCTCATCCAGGAGGTGATCTCGATGACGATTACGAACAGGCTCTTTTTTTCGTGTAGCCTCTGCATGATCCCACTTTTGTTGTAGTATTTTCTTGCGCTCTTTTGCCATCATATCTACAGGTTTCGGCTGATAAAAAGCTTCTGGTCCTACTCCTGGAGATTTCTGCGCCACTGTAAGCTGCTTTTCCGCCAAGGCCTGTAATAACTTCTGCTTATAGTCTTCATCAAGAATTACACCGTTTAGGATTACGGTTATCCCATCAGAAGTAATCTGAACAATATCACCGTTTGTTAGTAGGTACTTATGGACCAAAACATTGGTATCGTCTTTTTCTAGCATCAGAGTGGAAGATCTATCAAGCTTTTGCTTGCCAACGTCCATTCCTTGTTCGAAAAGACTCGTTATGGCTCCATTTGACCGATCGGCAATTACTTGCACCTTATCCTTAGAGGATCGCAACTGCGCTAAGGTTTCACCTGTTATTCTGGATTTTACCTTAAGTAATAGCATTTATCCCACCTTCTAGTAATTCTGAGATAGTTTTTTCTGAGGTGGCTGCCCCTTTGAGGGTTTCCAGCCTTTTGACTGCGGACCTGATCACATCACGATCGAAAGCCAGTCGAGTCATACACTCTACCAACAGCTCTGACTCTAGTCCGGTAATCCAGGCTATTGCCCTTAAATCGAGGTGATCGTCACCTATGACTTTTAAGAACTCAGGGCTACTGTATTCTTCATACCGGAATGCTTGGTCATTATCGGAAGTCATTAGTCTTCCATCTTTAAGGATGAATTCCATCCAGCTGCGGCCATTGATTCCACTGATTATATCCATTAGGGCTATTTTGTGCAACAGTCCATCTTCCCTAGCTCGATTAATGGCTGATTCGAAGGCGGGATTCCCCACATGGAAAACTTCACCACTATAATCAAGTACTTCTATCTTTGAAGAGTGACCTGACAAGGATAAAAAATTAGTTGGGACAACGAATCCATCCATGTCAAAAAACAACTTAGACAATTCGTAATATCTTGTAGCCTGGTATGCACCCATCGGGTTGTCTGAAGACGGGAGCCTTAATACTACTTTTTGGCATACATCGCTAGTCGTAGTCATCACTCGACCAGAGCACTTAAGCATGCAACCCAGATCAATACCTTCTACAAGGCTGGCCTGAAAGAAATCAGCATTAGGATTGGGAGAAAGTTGGAATCCGTTGAATGGCTCCTTCTTTTCAAGCGAAACCTCTTCTACTAGCTTTTCAAAGTGATCAACGTACTCATCGCTTATTTCAGGGAGATCTGCTTTGATCATTTCCCTAATTGGAGAAGTTCCGTCCCACTTGCTTAATAGTTTTTTAAGACGATCTTTAGAGTCCTGAGATAAACCCTTCGAGCGCTCGCATTGGAGTGCTGCTCCACCCGTCAAGGACGATGGCGCTACGTTGTACGACCCAGCTGTCAATGTTTTGTTAAGATCGGCTACAGCTTTTCGTAGTTCTTGAACCGGGCTCATGCCGTGCTTTTCCAGGTCAGAAAAAATAGGTGTGTCCACTTCAAAGGCTGCCCCGAGCGACGGAGCGTCAATATTCATGTACTTTTTGACTTCACTGTCGATGGACTTGTCGGAAAGAACCCCAGATACCGCTGACTTATTGCAAGGCCTAAGCGTTAGGGCGACTCTGCGACCTACAGATCTCCTTAGTATGTTGTCGGATCGGTCAAGGGTTGCACCCTCGATACTAAACCCAGCAAGTACTTTCATTTTCCTTTTATGATAGTAGCGAATCAGGGCAGCTGCTGCTACTCCACCGGGGTGCTCTTCACTGTCGAAAAGCTCGGCTTTTATGTAAACATATGGAACCTTACAGATATTCCAGTATTCACGCTGGCGGTCATCTTCACAATCACCGATTTTCATGATTTTGTGTGCATAAGTCACATGGCCGATGATGTCTTCAGATGAGTCATTTTGATGCTCCCAATTAATAACACCTTTGCCTTCTTTTAGGTCGGAAATGTCGTGACCATCGATTTTGAGGATTTCGCCAGAAGAGTCTAGATGCTCTGATGCGGCTATTCCGTCAATTATCATACCCATTTATATATCTCCCTGAGCATCATAGGCGCTGTAGTTAAAGCCCATAAATTCTAAATTCCCTCGCTCATTGAACCCATAACCAGGAGGGATCATCGTTAAAACGTGACGACAATGAGGGTGACTGGCTGAAATGGTAGGCTCTGGGTTTTTATGACTTTTCATATACCCTTCTTTGAGCATAGACATTTTATAGACTTTCGGTTTTTTGATATTTGAATCATCGTGCCAGAGTTTTTTACAGGTTTTGCATAGCTTGTCGTCTATGACACCCAGCTTGGCTACTTCTGGATCCTCTACTCCGATTGAAGCTCCAAGTTTTTCAATACCTTCTCTTTCGGCATTGGCCTGGACATTCCTCAGGTCGGTGGCAACAACTTTTTTGATGTACTTAGTTGCTTTGTCCATTTCATCGGTCAGCAACTCATCAAGATTATCCAAGGTTTCGGATTCTTCAGCTGCCATTAATATGTGATTGATTGTTTTTAGTTTCTGGGATTCTATATAGTTACCGGTAATCTTGGCTAAGTTTTTCACACGCTTTTTTGTTGGCTGTACACCGGGTCCGTACAACATGTGAGCCGTGAAGGTGTAGAGACCTTCAATAGTGTCAATAGGGTTAGTGTCTTCCACTACCTGGAAGAATATTTTCGGACCTGTATAAAAGCGTCCCATTAGTCGTGCCTTTAACGACTGGAAAACTCCATTAACAAGTCGGGTAACTTCACTTTTTTGTTTTTCTGTCAGATTCACTACTCTTACCCTTCAGCGCATTCTTAATCTCATCTACCGCCTGCTGGCTCTCTTTGACGAAGCTACCCATCGTGCGATCTACCATTTCTGTGTGTCTCTTAAGGATCGCCTTGGAGATGGTGTTGTGTGTGTTTGACACTGACTTGGATAATGCCATAAAGTTCTTGGCATGCCACTGCTTTACAGATTTTTGGTATTCTTCTTGTGCCTGCTGCTGCTCTTCATCAGAGGCACCTGGTGGTAGCTGCTCTTGAGCTGGAGGAGCTTCCGCTTCGCCACCCTCTTCTGGTTGAGCACCGCCCATCATCTCTTGCTGTTGCTGCTGTTGCATCATCATCTGCTGTTGCATTGCCATTTGGGCTTTTTGCGTCAGAACCTGCTGGTATTGCATCCAGAACGGATCTCGTATGTATTGGTAGCGTGGATCCTGAGATGCACCCTTGACATCGAAAAAGTTTTCCATAATCACACCGACAGTCATATAGGGAGCTATCGATTGTTGCCAAATCTGGTTTAGGGGAAACTCACCGCCTAGCTGCTTGCCAAGAGTTTCCTTTTCGACCTGGTCAAAAACGTTGTCCATCGTTAGATGGATTTGCATGTCTTGCTGTAGTCGAGTTGCTTCTTTTTCTGGAGAATCTTTTTCCAGACCAGCTAGTACTAGTTGGTTATTTTTTGACAACTCTTTGTTGAATTCACAAACAATATGGTTGTTTAAGAAATCTTGAATATCGGAGATTAGGGGTCTTAATCCCACATCCCTTGCCGCTGTTAGCTTGTACTCATTGTCGGACTCGGACAGTGTCTGAGAGTTAGAACCTCTGGATAGGTGTGCATATCCTGGTAGTTCTTCTGGGGAGATCTGGAATGCTCCGAGAACTACCCTTGCGGTATCGTCAGAAAGAAACTGGAATTCTTTATCTCTTCCAGAGTTATCAATCGGCTGCCAAGAAATGTTATCCTCAGTTCCTACACCAAAAACAGGCATGCGCCATGCATGATTCACTGAGTTGATAGACTGAGTAAACTGAGATCGAATCTTCTTGAGTGATGATTCATCTATCTCGTCCGACTGAATAACCAGCATGCCTCTTGATGCTCGACCGTTCTGGAAGTACATCTTGTTGTGGATTGTAATATTAATATGAGTAGTTACGGCATTCAGTGCCTGATCTATAGGTGTAAGTGGGTACCCGTTGAATTCAACATTGGTAGTTGGGTATAGATTGTAAAGCACCAATTCTTTGTCGGTAAAAACCTGTACCGGCTTCCCGTGGATTACCTGAACGTATTTGTACTCGTTTTTTTCGTACTTGTCAGCATCGATTTCTTTGTTTTGAACCTGATTGAGGTACTGAATCGCCTGCTTACGTCTGGTTTTGTCATTTTCCTCGGTTGGCACAATTCGATAAATAGTACCCGCATCTACCGGCCTAAAGGAGTGTAGACGTCCGGTATCGTTGTCGTAAATTCTTTCAACAGCGAAGCGACCGAATAATAGTCCGTCTCTGGTGATCATCTTTAAGAATTGCGACAGGTTTGGTGCCCATTCTTCATCTAACCCCGAGTGGCCGCAATTCCAGATCACTTCCTTAAGTTGTTCTATCTGCTTGCGCTCTGTTTCTTTTTCTTCATCGCTTTGACCGATGTCTGAAGATATGTCCTGGAACTCGAACCCAACATCGAATCGAGAAGTCCTGGGACGACCAAAGGATGCTAGTATGTTAGACCTTGCTTGAAGAATCTGGTTGACGAGATCGTCACCCTGAGGTCCAGCAATGTGCTTTAGAATATAATCGGGGGTTAGGTTGGTTTTTTCTTTATAGATAGAATGACGACCGACTGCCTCTTGCTGAGGATCGACCGTGAATGCCATTCGGTGTTCTGTTTCTTTTTCCTGCTTTTTGAGCACATCCAGGATAGCACCTAGGTGACTCGACTCTTGACGTGCCTTGGCCTCTTCTCTTTTCGAGAGCTCACCACGCTGAGCCTTTTCTGCTGCTATGGCAATAGGGTCTAATCCAAATACCGTTGGCTTGGTAGGCTTTTTTTCTCTTGCCATTACTACCCCTTACTCTGCTGTAAAATACCTTACAGTCGATTGATTTACAGAATCGTTAACAATTTCAAGTTGATAGCACAAACCTGTGTACTGGAACATCCCAACCAGGGATGGGTCACCAGCCGAAATGGGTCTAATTTGAATTGTATCATTAGTGTCGCCATTAATCCGCAGTATCGTTTTCTGATCTGACTCCAAGTATATCAAAAAACGTGCTTTTTTGTAAACAGAAATAGCACCAGCGGTAAAAATTACCCCAGACTCTTCAGGAATGGGACTTGTACTTGTAAAATACAAACAATCTGCCGTAGCGTCCACTACTTTATAAGAACCGTGACTGGCAGAGCTGAATCCCTCTTCGATTAGGAGGTTATCACCAGATCCGACTCCATCAGGGGCATAGAATTGTACGTCACTAGCTAGCAGGGCTTGAGAAGTTTCTCCGATACCAGCGAAACACTCAGTTCCTCTAGATACTTGCACTACCTGGCCGGTTACGCTTAGGACTTTCCAGATTCCTGAATTAATGTCTTCGAATGCGAATGGAGCAGATTGATAGGTCGAAAGTCCAGCGACTCTCATGCAATCACCAACCATCACACTAGATAAATCTACTGCGCCATCAAAAGTAAAGGCTGCTATTGCGTTGTTATTTACAGCGACGGTTGCCGTTGTGCCTACCAGGCCAGTAACTGCTCGACCCGTCTTAAAAGAGCCGGTACCTGAGTCAATGCTGAGCTTGTAGGTCGAACCTCTGATAAAGCTAATACTTAGAGAGTCAAAAACAGAGATGCCTAGGTCTAAGGCATCGTTTAGGATAGATCTGGTTTCACCGGGCTGCAACTCTACAGTATCACTAGCAGTTTTGCTCGCCTTAATGTTCGAAAATCTCCTCGCCCAGTCATAATTGCGCTGTTGCGGGTTATCTGTATTGCCAGCACTATCAGAGTAGGCCAGTAAGTGATTATAAATATTTACGATTGTCTTCATTAAGCACCCCTTTCAGCTTTCAAGATTAGGTTTCGTCTAAATCATCCGAAAAGTCCCAAATAACCCCAGCGGAACCGGATCCACCCCTGGAATCTAAAGCCTCTTCCCCAGTCAGGGTGTTAGCGTGCTCTTGTAGGGTTTTGCGGTTATAGATGTCCATATTTTGCCTAGACGCTTGATATCGTTGTTGTAACAAGTCTCTTTCGTATGTGGTCATAGCATCTGCCGTGGTACTTAAACTAGTGGTTTTCTTTAGCCCAAACAGATTCTGCCCTATGTAGCGCAAGGAATCCATTACATCAGCGAAGCCTTCGTCATCAGGATCTTGGGTGATGTTTCCAGCTGCGTCAGTTTTAAAGTGATGATGATTAAAGCCATCGATCAAGATACTATTTTCGGGTGTTTTTATGACCTTAAGTCTTCTGCGGTTGGCGGAGTCTACTACCACCTTGCGAATAGATTCAATGCCGCCCATTACGTCTTTTGTGAATTTCTGGCACGGCATGCGGTTTTTCTTGAATGATTTTATAAACATGGGCTGGGCGGTATCCATGTACCACCTTTTCGGTAAGTATTTGTCCCTCATAATTTTGGAATATTTCATCATGTCGTCAAACTCTAACCCGGACATTCCGAAAGTTTCGAATACCCAAAATTCCCCTGATGGTAAAATCGCTCCAGCGATTAGGGCGAAAAGGTGTCGGAAACCCCAGTCACCACCAACATAGAACTTAACACCGTTTCGATGCATTTCATCAATCAGGTGATCGAGAGTCAAGCCTTCGAATGGCTCCTGGCCGGTATAGTTGTACCATGCAGACTCTAGGCTGAGGGTGTTAGCGCCTTCAGTTTCATCGAACCGACCGTACACCAATCCAGCAGCTGACGGCTTCCAGCAAAGCAGCTGAGCTTCCGCCATGTCGGGCTCAATAGTGTCGAACTGGTTCATCGTAAAGGGAATTGGCTTATATAGACCCCCTACGTCAGTCTCTCTTCTATGCGCTAGCTTCATCTTACACACTGGCAGTAGCTTGCAGGTAG